GCGCGGCGGAGCATCGAGCCCCGCCGCGCCAAGCCTCCGGCGGGGGTATTTCGAAACGGAAGATGCGGGGGGTGGGCGCGGGGTGGCTGGCGGGGCGCCCGGCGCGTCGGTGGGGTGTCCGGGAACGACTGCGGGGCCGGCGGATGGCGCAGGTGGGGGCGCGGGGAGTGGCGCGGCGGAGCATCGAGCCCCGCCGCGCCAAGCCGCCGGCGGGGGTATTTCGAAACGGAAGATGCGGGGGTGGGTAAGGGGTGCCTGGCGGGGCGCCCGGCGCGTCGGTGGGAGGCTTCGGGGAGGGGAGCGTCGGGCGGGCGGGTCGGGGCCGCCCGGGCGCAACGGGCAGCGCGCGGTGGGTGCGGAGCGCGTTAATCCCGCGGCGGCATAACCCTCCTCATGACGCGACAGAGCCCCGGGCCGAGGAGTGATGGATGTTCGATTTTCTCAAGCGGGCGCAGGCGGGCGAGGCCCCGGAGGCCCCGGAGGCCAAGGCCTCGGCCACGGGTCCCGTCATCGCCATGACCACCTCGGGCCGGGTGGCGTGGTCGCCGCGCGATGCCGTTTCGCTGACGAAGACGGGGTTTGCGGGGAACCCCGTCGGGTTCCGGTCCGTCAGGATGATCGCGGAGGCCGCGGCGGCGGTGCCGGTCGTGGTGCAGGACGCGGGCACGCGCTATGCCGAGCATCCGCTTCTGGCGCTGATCGAGCGGCCCAATGGCGGGCAGGGCCGGGCGGAGTTCCTCGAGGCCCTGATCGGTCAGCTGCTGCTGACCGGGAACGGCTATGTGGAGGCCGCGGGCGCGGGCGAGGGCCTGCCCGCCGAGCTGCATGTGCTGCGGTCCGACCGGATGAGCCTCGTGCCGGGGGCCGACGGCTGGCCGGTCGCCTATGACTACACCGTCGGCGGGCGCACGCATCGCTTTGCCGTGGGCGAGGGGGCGAGCCCGGTGTGCCATGTGAAGAGCTTTCATCCGCAGGACGACCATTACGGTCTTTCGGCGCTGCAGGCGGCGGCGACGGCGCTCGATGTGCACAATGCCGCGTCGCGCTGGTCTAAGGCGCTTCTCGACAATGCGGCGCGGCCTTCGGGGGCCATCGTCTACAAGGGCGCGGACGGCTACGGGCATCTGGCGCCAGAGCAGTTCGACCGGCTGCGCGACGAGATGGAGAGCCAGCACCAGGGCGCGCGCAATGCCGGACGGCCGATGCTGCTGGAGGGCGGGCTCGACTGGAAACCGATGGGTTTTTCGCCCTCGGACATGGAGTTCCAGAAGACCAAGGACGCCGCCGCGCGGGAGATCGCCATGGCCTTCGGCATCCCGCCGATGCTGCTGGGGATCCCGGGCGATGCGACCTACGCCAATTACCAGGAAGCCAACCGGGCGTTCTATCGGCTGACGGTGCTGCCGGTGCTGCAGAAGGTGACGGCGGCGCTGGGGGCCTGGCTTGCGGATCATTCGGGCGAGGCGGTGCGGCTGTCCCCTGACCTTGATCAGATCCCGGCGCTGTCGGCGGAGCGCGAGGCGCAGTGGCGGCGCATCGGGCAGGCGGATTTCCTGAGCGATGACGAGAAGCGCCGGCTGCTGGGTCTTCCGGTGGAGGCGGACGCATGACCGGGCGGGTGGTGGAGCCGGGCGCGCGGCGCGCGCGCGCGCCGGGGCACGATTTCTGGTTCGCGCAGGTCGATCTGCGGCTGACGCGGATCGAGACCATGGTGGTGCGGCTCGAGAAGACGCTGTGGCTGGTGGCCTGTGCGGCGGGGGCGCTGCTGGCGTTTGCGTCGCTGGCGGCGCTGGTCGGCTGAGCAGGAGGGAACACGCGATGGATCTCGAACACAAGTTCGCCCGGATCGGTGGTGAGGTCGCGCTGCGCGACGGCCATGTGATCGAAGGCTATGCCTCGCTGTTCGGTCTTGCCGACCAGGGCGGGGACACGGTGCTGGCGGGGGCTTACGGCGCCTCGCTCAGGGCGCTCGCGGCGCAGGGGGGCAAGGTGAAGTTGCTCTGGCAGCATGACCCGGCCCAGCCCATCGGCGTCTGGGACGAGGTGCGCGAGGACGGGCGCGGCCTCTGGGTCAAGGGGCGGCTTCTGCCCGAGGTCGCCCGGGCGCGGGAGGCGGCGGCGCTGATCGAGGCGGGGGCCATCGACGGGCTGTCCATCGGCTACCGCACGAAGAAGGCGCAAGGATCGGGCAAGGGCGGGCGGCTTTTGTCGGAGCTGGAGCTCTGGGAGGTGTCGCTGGTGACCTTTCCGATGCTGCCCGAGGCCCGGGTGGGCCGCAAGGCGGAGCAGGACGAGGGCGAGGGCGCGTTGATGCGCGCGCTTGCGCTCGCCTTCGAGGACGCCCGCGGGGCGCTGACCGGGGCATGAGCCCCAACCGAAAGGACATCGAATGCAGGACATGACCGGGACCGGAGCGGGCGCCGGCCGCTCTCCGGCGGAGGAGCTGAAGGCCGCGATGGCGGGATTCGCTCAGGATTTCAGGACGTTTTCGACCGACATTCACACCAAGCTTCAAGAGCAGGACACGCGCATGAGCAAGCTTTCCGCGAAGATGATCCAGCGCCCCGCCCTGGCGGCGGCCGCCGGGACCGGGACGCCCCACGGGCAGGCCTTCGAGGCCTATGTGCGCTCGGGCGACGACGACGGCCTGCGGGGCCTCGCCCTCGAGGGCAAGGCGCTGTCGATGCAGGTCAATTCCGACGGCGGCTATCTTGTCGATCCGGAGACGGCGGCGGCGGTGCGTTCCACCCTGCTGGCCACGGCGAGCCTGCGCCGGATCGCGCAGGTCGTGCAGGTCAACGCCACGGCCTATGACGTGCTCATCGACCATTCCGAGGCGGGGGCGGCCTGGGCCACCGAGACAGGCACCGTGACCGAGAGCGGCACGCCGCTGATCGACCGCATCTCCATTCCGCTGTTCGAGCTGAGCGCCATGCCGAAGGCGAGCCAGCGGCTGCTGGATGACAGCGCCTTCGACATCGAGGGCTGGCTGGCGGGGCGGATCGCCGCGAAATTCGCGCGCGCCGAGGCCGATGCCTTCATCAACGGGGATGGCGCGGACAAGCCGCGCGGCATCCTCGACTATCCGACGGTCGACAACGACGCCTGGACCTGGGATGCGCTGGGCACCGTCAGGACCGGTGCGGAGGGGGATTTCCACCCTTCGGCCCCGGCCTCCGCGCTGATCGATCTCGTCTACGCGCTGTCGGCGGAATACCGGGCCAACGCGCATTTCGTCATGAACTCGCGCACGGCGAGCGCGATCCGCAAGATCAAGGACGGCGAGGGCCGGTTCCTGTGGTCCGACAGCTATGCCGAGGGCGAGCCCTCGCGGCTTCTGGGTCATGCGGTGCTGATCGCCGAAGACATGCCCGACATCGCGCCCGGCGCCATGGCGGTGGCCTTTGGCGATTTCGCCCAGGGCTATACCATCGCCGAACGCCCGGACCTGCGCATCCTGCGCGATCCGTTCTCGGCCAAGCCCCATGTGCTGTTCTACGCGACCAAGCGGGTGGGCGGCGGCGTGTCTGATTTCCAGGCGATCAAGCTGCTCGACTTCTCGGCCTGACCGGCCGTGCAGTGGCCCGGCCCCCATGCCTGACGGCGGGGGGGCGGGCCCCACCGGACGCACCCTGTTCCCCCCTGTGGCAAGCCGCTTTGTGTTCCGTCCGTGCGGCAGGGGGAGGTGCGTCCGGTCCGGGCGGAGGCAGGACCGGGACAGGATGACGAGGACGCACTCATGATGCTGATCGAAGAGACCACCGTGCCGCGCGAGGCGCTTCCGGTCGCGGAGTTCCGGGACCATCTGCGGCTGGGCACGGGCTTCGGCGAGGACGGGCTGCAGGATGCGGTGCTGGAAAGTTACCTGCGGGCCGCGATGGCGGCGATCGAGGCGCGCACGGGAAAAATCCTGCTCGAGCGCAGTTTCTCCTGGAGCCTGACCTGCTGGCGCGATGCTGCCGGTCTGAGCCTTCCCGTGGCGCCGGTGAGCGCGGTGGAGGAGTTCGCGCTGATGGACCGTGAGGGCACCGACCGCAGCGGCGGCGTGGGCGATGTGCAGCTGCATCCCGACGGGCACCGGCCAAGGCTGACGGGGGCGGGGGGCCGCGGTCTTCCGGGGATTCCGGCGGGCGGGCTGGCGCAAGTGACCTTCCTTGCCGGTTTCGGACCCGAGTGGAGCGATCTGCCCGCGGACCTCGCGCATGCGGTGATGCTGCTGGCGGCGCATTACTACGAATACCGCCATGAGGCGGGGCTGGCCGTGGGGGCCTTGCCCTACAGCGTGAATGCGCTGGTGGAGCGGCACCGGATCGTGCGGGCGGGTTTCGGGGGGGCGGCATGAGCGCGCCCCGCCTCGCTCGGCGGCTGACGCTCGAGCACCGTCAGAGGGTGCCTGACGGGGCAGGTGGCTATTCCGAGACCTGGACGCCGCTGGGCAGGCTGTGGGCCGCGGTGGACGCGCGCTCGGGTCAGGCCGCCGCAGGGCCCGTGGGCGAACGGTCCCGGCTGGGGCTGAGGATCACCGTGCGCGCGGCGGCGGAGGGCTCTCCGGCGCGGCCGGTCCCGGGTCAGCGGCTGCGTGACGGCGGGCGGGTCTTTGCCGTCCATGCCGTGGGCGAAAGCCGGTCGGGGCCGCTCTATCTCGACCTTCACGCCGAAGAGGAGCGGGTGCGATGAGCTATGGCTGTGGCGCCGCCCTGCAGGAGGCGGTGTTCGCCGCGCTGGTCGCCGATCCGGCGCTGGCCGCGGAGGTGGGGACGGCCGTCCATGACGCGGTGCCGCCGGGGCCTGCGCCGGATCTCTTCGTTGCCCTTGGCCCCGAGGAGGCGCTGGGGCGCGGCGACGTGACGGGGCGCGGCGCGCTGCACCGCTTCACCGTGTCGGTGGTGTCGGGGCAGCCCGGGTTCGCCGGGGCGAAGCGGGCTGCTGCGGCGGTGTCGGATGTGCTCGACGGCGCGGATCTCGCGCTGTCGCGGGGGCATCTGGTGGCGCTGCGGCTGGAGCGGGTGCGCGCACGGCGCACCGATGGCGCGGCCTTGCGCCGGATCGACCTGCGCTTTGCCGCGCGGATCGAGGACAACTGAACATTCCTTTCAGGAGAAGACGCCATGGTGGCCCAGAACGGCAAGGACCTCCTGGTGAAGGTCGACATGACCGGCACCGGCAATTTCGAGACCGCGGCGGGCTTGCGCGCCAGCCGCCTCGCCTTCAACGCGGAGACGCTGGATGTCACCTCGCTCGAGTCGGGCGGCTGGCGCGAGTTGCTGACCGGGGCGGGGGTGAAATCCGCGACCATCTCGGGCTCGGGCGTGTTCAAGGATGCGACCACGGACGAGCGGGTGCGCCAGATCTTCTGGGACGGGGAGACGCCGGCCTTTCAGGTGGTGATCCCGGATTTCGGCGTCGTGGAAGGCCCGTTCCTGATCACCTCGATCGAATACGCAGGCACCTATGACGGGGAGGCCACCTTCGAGATGGCGCTGGCCTCTGCGGGCACGCTGAGCTTCTCGCCGGATACGGCATGAACCCCTGGGCTGGAGAGGTGACGCTGGTCGTCGACGGCACGCCGCGGGTGCTGAAGCTGACGCTGGGTGCGCTGGCGGAACTGGAGGCGGCGCTGCAGGCGGACACGCTGGTGGACCTGGTCGAACGGTTCGAGGCGGGACGCTTTTCCACGCGCGATGTCATGGCGCTGATCGTGGCGGGGCTGCGGGGCGGTGGCTGGCGGGTGACGGCTGCGGATCTGCTGGCCGCGGAGATCGCGGGCGGGCCGGTGGCGGCGGCGCAGGCGGCGGGTCAGGCGCTGGCGCGGGCCTTCGCCCTGCCGGAGGGCTGATCCCGTGGCGCGGCTCGACTGGGCGGGGTTGATGCGGGCGGGGCTGCGCGGGCTCGGGCTTCGGCCGGCGGAGTTCTGGGCGCTGACGCCGGTGGAGCTGGCGCTGATGCTGGGGGCTCGGACGGGCGGCCCCGGGCCGATGATGCGGGCGCGGCTTGACGAATTGGCGGCGCGCTATCCGGACAAGGCAGGGGAGCAGGAGTGATGAGCGAGATCGAGGCGTTCGAGGATGACGTGGAGGCGCTGGGCCGCGCGCTTGGCGCGACGGGTCGGCTGACGGAGGTCTTTTCGCAGGAACTGGGCCGCGCGCAGGGCTCCTTGCAGGGCGTGGCGCGGGACCTTGGCCGGGTGGAGCGGGGGTTTTCCGGCGGGCTGAGGCGGGCGTTCGACGATCTGGTGTTCGACGGCGCGACCTTGAAGGACGCGCTGAGGGGCCTTGGACGCAGCATGGCGGATACCGCCTATTCCGCGGCGATCACGCCGGTTGCCGATCACATGGGCGGGCTGCTGACCCAAGGCATGCAGTCGGTGGTCTCCGCGCTGATGCCCTTCGCCAAGGGGGGCGGGGTCGCGGGCGGGCGCGTCATGCCCTTCGCGCAGGGTGGTGTCGTCAGCCGGGCCACCGCCTTTCCCATGCGCGGCGGCACGGGGCTGATGGGCGAGGCGGGACCGGAGGCGATCCTGCCGCTGGCCCGCGGCGCCGACGGGCGGCTGGGCGTCGCCTCGGGCGGCGGCGGGCAGCCGGTGCAGGTGACCATGCATGTGACGACCCCCGACGCGCGGGGGTTCGAGAAAAGCCGCGGGCAGATCGCGGCGCAGCTTGGCCGGGCCATCGCCCGCGGCCAGCGCAACCGCTGAGGGGGACCGCGATGTCGTTTCACGAGGTCCGCTTTCCGGCGGCATTGTCCTTTGGTGCCCTTGGCGGCCCGGAGCGGCGGACGGAGATCGTCACGCTCGCCAATGGCGCGGAGGAGCGCAACAGCCCCTGGGCCCATTCGCGGAGGCGCTACGACGCGGGGCTGGGGCTGCGCTCGCTCGACGATCTGGCGGACGTGGTGGCGTTCTTCGAGGCGCGGCGGGGGCAGCTTCACGGGTTCCGCTGGAAGGACTGGGGGGATTTCAAATCCTGCCGTCCCTCGGGCGAACTTACGGTGGTGGACCAGTTCCTTGGCGAGGGGGACGAGGCGCGCAGGGTCTTCCAGCTGGTGAAACGCTACGGGCAAGGGGGGTCAGCCTATGACCGCCCCATCGCGAAGCCCGTGGCGGGGACGGTGATCGTGGCGCTTGACGGCCTGCTGCGGCTGCCGGGGGAGCATTACGCCCTGGATACCACGACGGGGGAGATCACCTTCGTGCATCCGCCGGATGCGGGCGTGCGGGTGACGGCGGGGTTCGAGTTCGACGTGCCGGTGCGGTTCGATACGGACCGGATCGCCACGTCGATGGAGAGTTTCCGCGCCGGAGAGGCGCCGGACCTGCCCGTGATCGAGGTGCGGACATGACGGGCGCGCTGGCGGCGCATCTGGCGACGGGCTGCACCACGGTCTGCCGCTGCTGGCGGATCGACCGGGCGGATGGCGTGCGGCTGGGGTTCACCGACCATGACCGGGACCTGACGTTCGAGGGCGTCGTGTTCCGCGCCGACACGGGCATGACGGCCCGGAGTTTGAGCCAGTCCACCGGGCTCTCGGTCGACAATACCGAGGCGCTGGGCCTCCTGTCGGACGCGGCGGTGACGGAGGACGATATCGCCGCCGGGCGCTATGACGGGGCGCAGGTGCGATCCTGGCTCGTGAACTGGGCGCGGCCCGGCGCGCGGGAGCTGCGCTTTCGCGGCACGCTGGGGGAGATCGTGCGGGGCGGCGGGGCGTTCCATGCCGAATTGCGGGGCCTTGCGGAGGCGCTGAACCAGCCGGTGGGCCGTGCCTATCAGCCGGGCTGCGATGCGGTGCTGGGGGATGCGTCTTGCCGGTTCGACCTCACCGCGCCCGGATTCCGGGTCGAGGCGGATGTGGCGAAGGTCGAGGGCGCCGTGGTGAGCGTGCAGAACATGGGCAGGCCACCGGGCTGGTTCCGGCACGGGCGGCTCGAGGTGCTGAGCGGGGCCGCCATCGGCCTGTCGGAGATGGTGCGCGAGGATGGCGCGCGGGGCGGGTTGCGGCATCTGGACCTGTGGCAGGCGCTGCGGGCCGATCTGGCCCCCGGTGATCGGGTCAGGCTGACGGCGGGCTGTGACCGGCAGGCGGTGACCTGTCGGGGCAAGTTCGGCAATTTCCTGAACTTCCAGGGTTTTCCGCATATCCCCGGGGAGGACTGGCTGGCCGCCGTCCCGCGCTTGGGCGCGGTCAATGACGGAGGCCGGCGCGATGGCTGATCCGGTGGAGATCGCGCGGCGGTGGCTCGGGACGCCCTATCGGCATCAGGCCAGTGTCCGGGGTGCGGGCTGCGATTGTCTCGGGCTGATCCGGGGCGTGTGGCGCGGGCTTTACGGCGACGAGGCGGAGGCCGTGCCGGCCTACAGCGCCGACTGGTCGGAGCCCGCGCGGGACGAGGTGCTGTGGCGCGCGGCGCTGCGGCATCTGGAGGCGCGACCGCTCGAGGCGGCGCAGGCCGGCGACGTGATCCTGTTCCGCATGCGGGAGGGGGCGGTGGCCAAGCACCTCGGCCTGCAAAGCGATGCAGGCGCCGTGCCCCGCTTCATCCATGCCTATGACGGCCACGGCGTCGTCGAGACCACCCTGTCCGAACCCTGGGCGCGCCGGATCGTGGCGCGCTTCGCGTTCCGGGCGCCTGCTGACCAGCCGGGGAGCTGAACCATGGCGACGATCGTTCTGGGAACCGCCGGCATGGCGCTGGGCAATGCCGTGGGGGGCAGCGTCCTCGGGCTGCATGCCAGCGTCATCGGCCGGGCAGTGGGCGCCACGGTGGGGCGGGTCATCGACGCGCGGCTGATGGGGCAGGGCTCGGAGCCGGTTGAGACCGGGCGGGTGGATCGGTTCCGGCTCTCGGGCGCCTCTGAGGGGGCGGCGGTGGGGCGGGTCCACGGGCGGATGCGGGTGCCGGGGCAGGTGATCTGGGCCTCGGCCTTCCGCGAGGAGGAGACGCGCACGGGGGGCGGCGGCGGCAAGGGGGGCGCGGCGCGGCCAGCGGACCCCGAGGTGGTGGAATTCAGCTATTCGGTCAGCCTTGCCGTGGCCCTCTGCGAGGGCGAGGTGACGGCGGTGGGGCGCATCTGGGCCGACGGGCGGGAGGTGCCGGCCCACGCGCTGGGCATGCGGCTCTACCGGGGGACGCAGACCCAGCTTCCCGATCCGAAGATCGAGGCGGTGGAGGGCGCGGGCCTCGTGCCGGCCTACCGGGGCATCGCCTATGTGGTCTTCGAGGACCTGGCGCTGGCGCCGTTCGGCAACCGGGTGCCGTCGTTCTCCTTCGAGGTGATCCGCCCCGGCGGGCCGCTGGTTCTGGGCGCGGACAGCCATACCCGGCCCGATATGGCGCGGGCGGTGCGGGGCGTGGCGCTGATGCCGGGCTCGGGGGAATATGCCCTGGCGACCGAACCTGTCACGCAGGAGGCAGGCTTTGGCGAAACACGGCTCGTCAACGTCAACACGCCCGACGGGCGGGCCGATGCGATGGTGGCGCTCGACCAGCTTCAGGCGGAACTGCCCCGGAGCGAGGCGGTCTGTCTCATCGTGTCGTGGTTCGGGGACGATCTGCGCGCGGATCACTGCACGCTGCGGCCCAAGGTCGAACATCACGATGCCGACGGGGACATGGCCTGGACCTGTTCTGGGCTCGCGCGGGCGGAGGCCGTGGCCGTGCCGCAGGCCGAAGGCGGGCCGGTCTATGGCGGCACGCCCACGGACCAGTCGGTGGTGCAGATGATCCGCGAGCTGACCGCGCGGGGGCAGCATGTCACCTTCTATCCGTTCATCCTGATGGACCAGATGCCGGGCAACGCGCTGCCCGATCCCTACACCGGGCAGGCCGGTCAGCCGCACCTGCCCTGGCGCGGGCGGATCACCACCTCCGTGGCCTGGGGCCGCCCGGGGAGCCCGCAGGAGAGTGCGGCGGCCGATGCAGAGGTCGCAGCCTTCATGGGGACCTGCGCGCCGGGGGATTTCGTGCCGGGCGCGGTCACCATGGGCTATACCGGTCCGGAGGAATGGTCCTACCGCCGGTTCATCCTGCATTACGCGCATCTGTGCGCCGTGGCGGGGGGCGTCGATGCCTTCTGCATCGGCTCGGAGATGCGGGAGCTGACGACGATCCGGGGGCAGGGCGGCGCCTATCCGGCGGTGGCCGCGTTCCGGCAGTTGGCGGCCGAGGTGCGCGCGATCCTGCCGGGGGCGAAGATCGGCTATGCGGCGGACTGGTCGGAATACCATGGCCACCAGCCCGAGGGGACGGGGGACAAGCATTTCCACCTCGACCCGCTCTGGGCCGATCCTGCGATCGATTTCATCGGCATCGACAATTACATGCCGCTGTCGGACTGGCGCGAAGGCGACGACCATGCCGATGCCGGCTGGGGGTCGATCTACAGCCTTGACTACCTGCGCGCCAACGTGGCGGGGGGCGAGGGCCATGACTGGTATTATGCCTCCGACGCGGACCGGGCGGCACAGCTGCGCACGCCGATCTCGGACCACCTGGGAGAGCCGTGGCTCTGGCGGGTCAAGGACCTGCCCGGCTGGTGGGGCAATTATCACCATGACCGGGTGAACGGGACGAGGGCGGCGGCGCCCACGGCCTGGACCCCGGGCATGAAGCCGATCTGGTTCACCGAGTTCGGCTGTGCGGCCATCGACAAGGGCACCAACCAGCCCAACAAGTTCCTCGATCCGAAGTCGTCGGAATCGACGATCCCGTATTTCTCGGACGGGCGGCGGGACGAGCTGATCCAGCTGCAATATGTCCGCGCGATGATGTCCTTCTGGGAGAACCCGGCGAACAACCCGGTCTCGCCCGTCTCGGGCCTGCGGATGCTCGACATGGGACGGGCCCATTACTGGGCCTGGGACGCGCGGCCCTGGCCGGCCTTTCCGGGGCGCGCGGATGTCTGGTCCGATGGCGCGAACTGGGAGCGCGGGCACTGGATCACCGGGCGCACCGGGCTCAGGCCGCTGTCGGACGTGCTGCGGGAGGTGGCGCGGCACAGCGGCCTTGTCGGTCCCCTCGATACCGAGGGCGCGCACGGGCTGGTGCGGGGCTATGCCCTGCCCGATGTCACCACGGGCCGGGCGGCGCTCCAGCCGCTGATGCTGGCCCATGGCGTCGATGCGGTGGAGCGCGACGGGCGGATGGTGTTCCGCAGCCGCACGGGGGGCGGTGCGCGACAGGTGGGGCCCGCCACACTGGCGCTCTCGGACCAGCAGGAGGAGGACGTGCGCCGCACCCGTGCGGCGGAGGCGGAGATCGCCGGGCGCGTGCGGCTGGGGTTCGTCGCCGAGGGGGGCGACTATGAGGCGGCTTCGGTGGAGGCGGTGCATCCCGGCGATGCCAGCCGGGCCGTCAGCCGCAGCGACTTGCCCATGGCGCTGACCCGGGGCGAGGCGGAGGCCATCGCGCGCCGCTGGCTGGCTGAGGCGCGGGTGGCGCGGGACGGTGTGTCCTTTGCCCTGCCGCCCTCGGCCTCGGGGCTGGGCGCGGGCGACGTGGTGGCCCTCGACGATGGCGCGGGGCGCGGGCTCTACCGGATCGACCGGGCGGAGACGGGCCTTGCCCGCCATGTGGAGGCCACGCGCGTGGATGGCGCGGCGCAGGCGGTCGCCTTCGACGACGGCGGGCTGCAGGTGCGCGCCTCGGCGGGCTCGGGCGGGGTGCCGGTCGAAGGCCTGTTCCTCGACCTGCCGCTCCTGACCGGCGAGGAGGTGCCTCACGCGCCCTGGTTCGCCGCGGTGGCAAGGCCCTGGGCCGGGCCGGTGGCGCTTTACGATGCGGCGGCGGACCATGGCTTTGCGCTCAACCTCTTGCAGATGCGCGGCGCCACGGCGGGCCTGACGGAGACGCCGCTTGCCGCCGCGCCGCCTGGGCGCTGGGACAGGGGCCCCGCGCTGCGGGTGCGGCTGCTGGCCGGCACTCTGGCCTCGGTGACGCAGGCGCAGCTTCTGGCGGGGGCGAACCTCGCCGCCGTGGGGGACGGAACGCCGGACGGCTGGGAGGTGATCCAGTTCGCCCGCGCCGATCTCGTGGCGCCCGGCGTCTATGACCTGAGCCTGCGGTTGCGCGGCCAGGCGGGCAGCGACGGCGGGATGCCGGGCGTCTGGCCCGCGGGCTCGGTCTTCGTGCGGCTCGACCGGCGGATCGCCCAGATGGGCCTGCCCGCAGCGGCGCGGGGGCTGGGGCGGCACCTGCGCTGGGGGCCGGCAGAGCGGGCCTTCGACCATCGCAGCTATCGCGGCGCGGTCCATGCCTTCCGCGGCAACGGGCTGCGTCCCTGGGCGGTCTGCCACCTGCGGGCGGGCACCGAGGACGGCGACGTCACCGCGCGCTGGACGCGCCGCACACGGATCGACGGGGACGGCTGGGACGGGGCCGATGTGCCGCTGGGCGAGGAGCGCGAGATCTACCGCGTGACCGTGGCGCAGGGGGGCACTGTCCTGCGGACGCTGGAGGTGACGGCGCCCGCCCTTGTCTACAGCGCCGGCCAAAGGGCGGCGGACGGCGGCGCGCCGGGCGCCGTGACGCTGCGGGTGGCGCAGGTCTCCGCGCGCTACGGGGCGGGACCCGGACGGAGTGTGACTGCCGGATGAGGCATCGGGGGCCGGGGCCTTTTTTCTTCCCAACCCTTGCCTAGCTTCTGTATGGAGCGCGCAAGGAGGGCCCCCCGATGTTCGACCCCAAACCGAAAGTCAGCCCGCTCGACCCGGTCTGGGACCGGATCACCGAGGAAGCCACCCGCGCCGTGGCCGCCGAGCCGCTCATGGGCGGGCTGATCCATGCCACGATCCTGCACCATGGCAGTTTCGACTGTGCGCTGGCCTACCGGCTGGCGATGAAGCTGGCGAGCCCGGAGATGTCCGAGCAGATCCTGCGGGAGATCGCCGACGAGGCCTATGCGGCGAAGCCGGATCTGACGGCGGCGGCGCGCGCCGATCTCGTGGCAGTCTACGAGCGTGACCCCGCCTGCCACCGGTTCATGCAGCCGCTTCTCTATTTCAAGGGCTTCCAGGCGGTGCAGGCCTACCGGCTCGGGCATTGGCTCTTTGGCGAGGGACGCAAGGATCTGGCCTATTTCGTGCAGATGCGGGTATCGGAAATCTTTGGCGTCGACATCCATCCCGGGGCCCGGATCGGGCGGGGGATCATGATCGACCACGCCCATTCCATCGTCATCGGTGAGACGGCAGTGGTGGGCGACAATGTCTCCATGCTGCATTCCGTGACCCTGGGCGGCACCGGCAAGGAGGATGACGACCGCCACCCCAAGATCGGCGACCACGTCCTGATCGGCGCGGGCGCCAAGGTGCTGGGCAACATCAAGGTCGGCGCCTGCAGCCGCATTGCCGCGGGCTCGGTGGTGCTGTCGGACGTGCCGCCCTGCAAGACGGTGGCCGGCGTGCCCGCGAAGATCGTGGGCGAGGCAGGCTG